CCTCTTCTGATCTTTGAATATCAATATGCCGTTACTCTCAAGGATAGCTTCGTACAAATCAATAAGCAATATTGCCGACTCAATCTGCTCAGAGGCGCTGCGGCTGGTAACAACGCTGTCCCTCAAAGCCTCTAGGTGGCCGAGCATGGCTTGCTGCGAAGGCGACAGAGCGTAAGTCAAAGTGTCTCTAGCTCCGGTGTAATATAGAGGTATAAGGGCGCGCGGTTTTTCGGGGGGTGGGGGGGTCGGTTTGCGCAAAACGCATGGCTTATCCGTAGTGCCATAAGTATTATTATGTTAAATAGAACGCAAGCCATTGTTGTTGCTGTAGATTTTATGCGAGACTGCCATGCATCAAACGCAAACCACAAGATGTTGTGCCTACCCTGCCTCGCCACCAACACATTCACATATTCATATGTGATGTTCTCACGCGCGTAGCTGTCAACGACAGGATGTGTTGTATACACAAGATCCGACATCAATGCTTGGTTACTCTCTCTTCCTTTTGATCAGGCACAACCTCGGTTGTGTTGACCTCGACATCACCACCAGCCCAACTGATTGTGAACGTCTGAGCTTGTGGCTGGTCTTCCTTCTTGTCCCTCACACCCCAAGGCATGTTCCGTGCTAGCGTCCACTTCAACGTGTCGATCTCCAACCTACGCCGTTGAACCTCTGCGTTAGCCAGCCTGTTGTCCTCAAACGTAGGCAATGGCGAGACTGCCAGGTTGTTTATGTGGTCAGTGAAATACTCTGACTGCATGACCCTACCTCTTCGATAGATCTCATACAGCTCATCATCACGCAGCACAGCTTGCATCACACCTTGGTATGTCGGCATGCTTGCTGACTTGAGAATGTTCTTGAGCGTCTCGCCCACTGCCAAGCGGTCAGCGATCTTGTGCATCAGCTCGGCGTCAATTTTGATTGGTTTCTTTGCCATGTGTGCCTCATGTGTTTTTTGGGATCATAGCACAAAAAAGGCCCAGCGCAATAATGCTGGGCCAGTTGTTGAGTGTTGAGCTGTGGAAACAGGTGGAAGCAGCTCAACGGGCAATTACTTTTTATCAGAATGGAATGTCATCATCAAACACTTTTGGCCTTGCTTTGATGTCGATCATCTCTGCTGCTGGGAATGATTCTTTGACTGCCTTCTCAAACTCTCCTGCCTTGTGATCTCTGAAGTGCCTGTATGCCAGGGCCACCTCTCTGAGCGTAAGCAGCTCTAGGTCTGGCCGTTGCTCTTTGATCTTCTGCCACGACCTTCCGTCTTTCATGATGCCAAACGTCTCGCCATCCAGTTCCATCTCCCAGATGTCTGTTGATGCTCTCTGTGCGCCAAGACGCTCTGCCTCTGCGTCCATTGCCTTGAGGCCTCTTACGACGATTTCTGCTCTGACCTTACATTCTTCTGGATTGTTTTCTTCGATAGCCTTGTTCATCTTTGCCATTGCCGATCCGTACTTCTGTGCTGTTTCGACGCTCACTAATTCTGGCAGCATGTCGATGCCCCACTTTGTGTCCATCTGTATTGCCAGCCGATCCATTGGCGCTATTGCGTAGTCACACATGATTTGATCCTTATGCGCTTGCGGGTTGAATATTCTGTCTGCCTTCTTTTGGCGCCTTGGCCTCCGAGGCTTCTGCGTTGTCATCATCATCTCCACAGTTAAATCACCACAGTTTGATATAATCCACATTCCACCACAGTAGTATGCATATACATACAACTACTGTGGTGGAAGTATTTGTGGCCTTTTCTTCCACAGTTCCACAGTTCGTCCACAGTTCAAAAAAACAACTGTGGAAGTGTGGATACAGCATCAAACCTCCTCCCAATTGACCCACTCCCCGACCACCACGCACGGCACATCTCTTCCGCTTCGGCTGTCTCTTATCTCTGCGACTTTGAGGTTTCCTGTGCTGATCCATTTCTTTGCGATTGCCTTGGCCTTTGCTTTGTCTCCTGGCTTGTCGGTGTCGAGGTCTAGCTGCTCTGCGACTGCATTGCCGATCCAACTTTTTGCTCGGATGTCTGATCGGTATGCCTTGCCGTCTTCCTCTGCCTTACCGACTGCTCTTTGGACATCGTACAGGTCTTTGGTTGTCACGCCGTCGAATAGATCAGGCAGCTTAAATTCTGTGGCTACACCGATATGCTCTCCGTTTGCGATCTCGACTGAGATCATCTTGCGGTATGTTGCCTTGTCTGACGGTGGTGCTAGGTTTGCTTTGCCATCGTCCTGGCGGAATATGCCGAGTGCTTCTTGTTCGTCCACGCCGAGTGCCATTGCGTCTTCTGGCGATATTCTGTTGATTACTCTTGCTGCTCTTGCTGCACCGATCAGACTGCCTGCGCCGCGCACTGAGTCCACGGTTGCGTCTTCTCCGTTGCCTTTTCGGATGTGATGCACGAGCTGGACTGAGCTGTTTGTGTCTCTTGCCAGCTTTCTGAGCATTGATACGACTGCCTGGATGCTTCCATTATTGTTCTCATTGACCAGATGGGCTGATATGAATGGATCTAGGATCACGACATTTATGCGGTTTTCTTTAATCTTGCGGATCATGAAGGCAAGCAGCTCATCGTTTTGTATCAGGCCGTCTCTGCCTTCTGCTGCCAGCGTGATCTGCATGGTGTCCTCACCATCCATAAACAGCTTGCCTTTGATGTCATCTGGCTTGAGGCCGTAGTGCTGCATGGCTGCTATGGTTCTCATTTGAAGTTCTGAGATCGGATCTTCCAAATTTATGACCCATGTGTTGCATTGCTCTTTGACCCTAACGCCAAGCAGGTCTTTGCCTGTTGATATTGCCAGTGCCTCCACGATGATTGCTGATGTCTTGCCTATGCCGCCGGCTGATGCTGTTACGCTGATATACTTCTTGATGTAATCGTATCCATACACCCACTCCCTGCGCGGCAGCGTGAGGGCATCAAACATTTCGTAGGGCGTGGGCCAATCATTGCCTGTATCGGCCTCTGTGTGGCTCTGTGTTGGCTCTGTGGCTATCTGCAATGTTTGGTTTTGCTGCTCCATGCGCTCGGCTGCTGGATCAGGCGGTGGTGTCCATCCTTTGTTTCTGGCGCCGTCGATTGCTTTTTGCACCTCTGCCCTTGTTTCGTCTACTGAGTAGCCGCCCAGGGTGAAGCCGTCCGTGATCGCGTGGATCTCTTCGTCGGCTAGGCCTTTGTTGACGTATGATCCTACTAGGCGCACCATGTTTCTGTGCCAGTCTTCTCCTGCTAGCACATCTTGGACTGCCATCTGCCTGTCCATTGCCTGCTGGCCAAGGTCTATGTTAATTGTGCTAGCAGCCTGCGGCTCTGCCTTTGGGAAGGCTCTCATCATGCGTTCAAATTCTACTGGCTCTCTGTCTGTTGAGAACTCTGTTCGCATTGTGACCAGCTCTGGGACATAGCCTTTGTCCTGTTTCTTTTGGTTTGGCCATGAGACTGTGCCGGCCACGCGCATGATTCTGCTAGGGTTTACGACTGCCGCGTCTGTTTGGAGTGATGCGGCGATTGCTTTTTGTACGTCACGCCATGCTTTCAGGTTTTTCACCGGCTCTTCCAGGCGCCAGTATGCGTGGCCTCTGGCGAATGGCGTTGTGCCTGTCTTGATCGACATCGTGAACTTTGGGCCGGCGAAAGACAGGATGTTTTCCATTGCGCCGGCAGTGTCTGCGTCTGCGAAGCAGTAGAATGCTGCAAGGATGTCTGTGTCTTTGGCTGCTTGGCCTGCCGGTATTTCTATGATTGGATCAATTGGATTGATGCACATGTATATGTTTTGCTTGGCGGCGTTCATTGCTTGGGCGTGTTGCACTGCGTCTTCTATGTTTTTTAGTGCAAATCTTGCGGCGTTTGCTGATCCAGATTGCGATATAGAACGTATCTCTATGAGCGGTTGGCCCACAGTGTTCCAATTTTCTGTAATCTGTGCTATGAACTGCTTAATGATTTCGGTTTTGGGAGCCATTTCCATTTGTTCTTCCACTTCCATTTTCATTGTATCCTCCCCTGAACTGCCCAGCGGCTATGACCGCTGGGCTTTTTTCATTTAAAACTCTGCGTCAGCAGGAGCTGGTGCAGGAGCTGGTGCAGGAGCTGGTGCGGGTGCAGCTTCTTCGACTGCTATTCCTGCGGCGACACCTTCTTTGAGACAGTCAGGCTTGTCTACCCACTTTACGATCTCAAAAATTGGGTAGCATGTTGAGCCTTTGGTGAACTTAATCTCCTTGGCTTCTATCATCTTGATAAGTGGCATCTGGCCGTTTGTGCCTTGGCTTAGTTTTGGAGCAAGGTCTGTCAGAGCAGCCCATACGCCGGCGCCTGCTTGCTCCCACATGGCAACCTTGCCGCCACCGATAGCACACTTGACCGAGAAGCCTTTCTTGTAATCATCGCCAGGCTTGCCCATCATTTGATTGACTGTCGGGTTCCATTTCCACTCGGGCGCTACGCCGATCATGCCGTCTGACTTCTGCCAGCCTGTCTTTAGCGTGTCCAAGTCAATGACAAACCCGCTTGTATGCGCAGCCTCAAACTCAACCTTATCTCCACCATCACGAGTGTAGAACTGCTTGGCGCGAACGGCGCCGTCCTGTGTGCCACGAGCTGACCATTGCAAGAAGGTGTTAACGTCAGAGCCTGATGCTCCTAAATCTATTTCAAACATTTTGTATCCTTTACGTTGTTTGATTGTTGGAGTTGTTGCGCGCGTGACCCTGCGCAGGGATTAGATGCCATACATTTCTTCCCGCAGATCTTCTGCCCCGTTCCAATAGAACGTGTTAGGGTTGACTGGTATGACCTCTCTAATATCTTCCGCGCTGCCAGCGCGCAGGAACTTTTCTAGCCGAGCGATCTGCTTTTTAGCCTTGCTAAGGATCTCTGTTGGATCGCCGTCTTCAAGCATGTTTGTTTTCTTTGATGACACATAAAGAAACTTAACCACCTGATTGCCTCTAGCCTTTTGGTAGATCGCGCGTTGCAGTTGATGCTCTGGAGACATCTTGCTTGGGATGCGGCCTGTTGTTTTAAGATCAATGACCACGCCGTGGTCGGGGAACACAAAGTCAAGGTAGCCAATCACAGGGATCTCGAAGTCATCTGTCTTGGCTGTGATGCTGATCTTTGTTTGCCCGTCTTCAGGGAACTCAGGCTTGCCATAATGCTCAAGCTCTTGAAGCGTTAGCTCCATGCACGGCTCAATCATGGCGCGCTCTTTGGTAATCTTTTCGTCAGCCATGAAGAACATGCTGTCAAATTTTTCCAATGCCTGATCGAGAGCGCCGGCCTTGTGCATCTTGCCGGTTAGTGTGTTGGCAACGGCATCCTCTGTGCAGATGCCACGCATTGCAGCGGCGCCCATAGGTGTGCGCTTCTTGAATAGGTATGCCGCAACCCAAACGTCTGGCGCGTTGGCCCAGAGGTTGATTGATGATGCTGACAGGTGCTTGATGCCGTGTTTTTCAAAACCGTTCATGCTGTTAGCTTTCCATATAGGGCCAAAAGACAAGCCTCACTTCTGCCATCATCTTTGACACGTTTAAACAGGTCAGCCTGTGCAGGCCATCTTTGGCTGGCAAGTGATCGGCTTAGACCTTTGTCTTTGTTTAGACCAAGGTATGACTTCCACTTAGACGGCGTAACCATTGTCATTGGCAACTTGTGCGCTGCAATAGCCATCTGCGTGGCGCCGTAGGACTGGCCAAATCTAAACATGCTGCTGACACCTTGACCTCTCATGGCCGCAACCTGCTCCAATATAACGTGGTGCGGTTCATTGCCTTCGGGTGTAAGTATCTCGTGCAGCTCGTACAGGTTAAGCTCTGTCTTGCCTTTAATGTTTTTATAGACCGGCATGTCATGCACCTCGACGCGGTTGCTATCGGGCCAGTAAAATGCAATCGCACCACTAAAACCTGGGTCAATGCCGACAAAGACTGTCATACCTGGTCTCGGATCTTGATGCCGTTGAAGTTAAGAAAGAAGAAGATTGCTTCTTCGGTTAGATCGCGCAAGGTTGGGTCTTGCCCATCCATCTTTGCACGATTGGTTTGCAGAACGCGCATGCCGTCAGCAAGCTCACACTTGATGCGGTGGTTCCACTGCTCTTTCTTCTGTTTCATAGTTCCCCCAGGTTGCTAGTCGTTCACCATACATAGTGCTAGCAATTATTTTTATCAAGTGTAATTTTTTGCTAGCAAAGGTATTGCAAAGTTGCTAGCAAGATTCTATATGTAATGTATAGACAGAAACGGGAGAACCAACATGCACTTTGACAACGCAGTATCAATCTATCGGCAGCGCATAGACGCTATATTCCGCAAAGAAGATTATCTTGCGGAATGCCTGTTTGAAAAATTCAAATGGGCCTGCCGGCAGCACTGCAAGCAAACTGGCGATAGATACCTCAAGACATGCTATGCGGCAATTGACCGTGCTTGAGTTCTTTACCTACAGTGGGATTGCAACTGGCTTGCTGTCCTGCCTCATTGCCTATGTAGCATTCAGGGGCATGGGGGTCTTGGCAGAAACAAGCATTGTACTGTTTATTGCCGCTATTCATATCGCCATTATTATCGTCGGCGTAGACTTAATATAAAAGGACAACCACATGACAATAGACGAAATCAAATCCGCAATCGCCAAAGAAACCAGTTTCATTGACAGTAAATTAAAGGTCATTGACGAATTGAAAAAATATTATGGGGAAGGTGTTCGATCATCATCAGCCAGTGCCGACATTGGAATGGAAGCAGCCATGCTGCAAAATTCAATTGCGTCCCGCAAAAACTTTGAGCAATCACTGAAGGAGATGACAGATGAAAGCTGATTGGGAAGATTATGTAATTATTATTAGCGCGTTTGTTGCTGCAAACGTATGGATCTCAGGCATTGTATGGGGGTGGTGGTGAGTGAACTATCTCCTGCCGAGCAGGCCATATTGCAATACCTACGCACTCAAGTGGATCGCTTGCAGGACGAGCGGTATCGGCAGGACGCAAGGCCGAGTATTGCCAATGAGCTTTTTATTGCCCAGCGCGATTTGAAGCAGTATACATCTGACCTTAGAAAAAAAGGATACAACATATAATGGTCAAAGTAGTAGACGTTGAAATAAACGCCATGTCATTTAAGCGCGCATTTAATCGGGAGCCTACTGAGGCAGAGATAGGGACGCTCATGCGGCTTAACGCCAAAAGAAACGAGGGGCAATGCGGCGGCAAGAATACAATTGACAAGATTGACAGGCGCTTGGCGTCAGCATCCAAGGCTCGGGATTACATTAAGAGCCAACCGCTCAAACGCAACATTGTAGTCACCCGCACTGCTTGGTCTGTCAACTACCTGCTCAAGCTAGACTTGAACAAATCACAAATCATGGACGTTCTGCACATAAGTGAGATCGCTTATGATCGGGCCGTCGAGCAATACAATCTGCCGCGTGACGGCATTGAGAGAAGGTTTAAGAATGAAAAGAGATGAGATATTAAAAGAAGCTGCGCGCATAATCAGCACCGAAAGGGCGGACGATTATGGGCCGGCAGATGAATCGTTTAAGCGGATTGCTCGGCTGTGGACAGCATATCTTGATGTGGCTGTTAGCCCTATGGATGCTGCCAATATGTTTGTACTGAGCAAGGTGCAGCGAACTCTTATGTCTCCAAGTAAAGATGATACATGGA